CTGAACCGCTCTTCCGATCTACATAGGAGGGGGTTAATATTTTTGTGACCCCCCATATGCTTTTTATATTATATTTGACCCCATTTATTTCTTTTTTGTTCGAAACAAAGTCAAAGACAACACAAAAAGTCATTTAAATGTCCTTTCTATTCATAGAATGAAAGCAGGAATGATTGCGAAGACACAGTTAAGAAGTTACGTTTGTTCATTTGTAGACTCGGAATTCGAATCTTCTTGAACTTCTTTGACAACCTTAATGTAACGATCGAAAGGGTCGTATTTGATGATTTCATCAATTGCAGACTCAACATCGTCAACATTAGCGGCTTCGTTATTAGATTCAGAAGAATTCGTGATTCGAGCCAAATAAGAACAAGAAGAGTAACCTTTGTCCATGTCAAAACGATACCAATCATCGAATTGAGTAATTGGATTGAAAGGATTGTCTTTTGTAGACAGGGCAACAACTCTCATTTAGTCGAAATTCACCTCATTTCAACACATCATTTGATGTAGTTATTGATCGTTGATGTAGAAACACCAAGGGCCTCAGCTATTTCAGCATTGGTGTATCCACTCGCAGACATAGATTTAATCTTCTGAACCTTGGTATCACTCAACTGAGTGGTGGTCTTAGGCATAGCACGAGCCTTAAGGGCATCTTGATCGGTATACCTAAGGATCTGCATGAGTTTACTGTCACTAACGGCACCTGCCTGAATGGCTTCCCATTCCTTGTCAGTGATGGTAAACCGAGTTCCTTTACCACTTGCACCGACATCAGCACGAGCATCATTAATCGAATTCTGCTTAAGCTTCTTGTACGCCTTCTTCTCTGTATAGAGCTCCGGATTGGCCTCAACCTTTGCCTTCACAACAGCATTGGCATTGATTTGAGCCTGCCTCTCTTTAGGGGCGTTACGGGCAGCCTTATCGATCTTGTCGTTAAGACTCTGCACCTCAGAAGCATACTTTTTAGCAGCTTCAGGAGAACGCTCAAGCTTTTCCGTAGACAGGTACGAAAGTCGAGCTCGATTACCCAGGGCCTTTACTTTGTTGGCGTAGTCCGCGTAGGCGTTTTCCTGGGGGGTACCTGACGAGAGGTCGTTCACATCCCTAGTGTAAAGAGTCTGCGATACTTCGATCGTAGCTGGAACGATCTTTCCACTCTTTTTGTCATAGTAGGTACGACCCGACTCTTTGTATTCTACTTCGCCAGTCTCAGGATTGATACGACCAGAACCCTTACGCTCAGGCACGCGAACGGTTTGCTTACGACGAGAGAGAAGCGTAGAAGCTCCTCCTGTCTTAAGTTCACCATTCTCATCATACCGAACTTGCCACTTCTGCTTAAGTTCTTCGATGTGGTTGTCCTTCTCGGACTGCTTATAGTCCAGCTTATGCTTAACAGCATCGATAACTACCATGCTGTGTTTGACCGCCATAGCGATCTCTTCAGGAGGTGCATTCTTCAGAGTCATGTCTGTGATTAGGTTAGAAACAATACCCATTTGCTTTTGCTTCTGGGATTCTTTCATCAACCTAACACCTGTCTTACCTTCTGTCGAGTAAGCAGCCTTAGGATCAAAGCCTTCCAAGTCCTTTAGCGGACGACTGGTCTTGACTTTAACCTTGTCATTGACTGGAATGACGGTTGCTGTATCGCCATCGAAGTCTGCACCAGACAAACGTTCTGCGACCTTGGAGTTAATACCTACTGCATCAATTGCATTACCTAATGCTTTCTTAGCAGCGGGGTTCTTATTGTTGACAACCAGCTCAGGGATCTCGAATGTTCCACCATGAGGATAACGAATCAACACAACGCGTTCCCCATTCTTATAGTTCGGAGCATAGATCTCATTGTCTTTGAGTTCGTCGATCGGCAAGAGGACTTGTGTCTTCTGTCTTGGAAGAGCAGCAGCTTTCAAATGTACAGCGGCAGAATCACAAGAATTTGCAAAATCGAGAAGAAGCTTTCTCTTAATTGTAGGATTCGTATAATCCATGATTTCTTGATACTGATCTTCGAGATCAGCATAAGTAAGATTGAGCTGTCTCTTAATCAAAGACATTGGCTGTTTGGAAAGAAACTGGGAAGACAAGTTGATCGCTTGCTCTTGCCAATCACCTTCTTCTTTCAGTTTATTAATTGCAGAGAGATGGTCTTTACCATCTTTCCCAATGTAATGAGACTGACCATTGGCTTTGATGGTTGCACCAAAAGGATTGTCAGGATCATCCTGAATCTTCTTGAGCACATCCATCTTACTTTTGTTGGAGCTCTTGTTGGTGTTAAAGACAATATCATAGCCATCCGGAATATTATCCGAATACATTGCCATGCCTTTCAGATAATGAGTTCCATCAACCATGATACGAACCTGAGCATAATGAGACTGCCCAAGATTCAAGTCTTCTACACCAGGACGAATCTCAATAACACCATCTTTCGAGGTGCCACCTTGATCACCATATTTGATCTTGATTCGATCCGATGCGATGCTTGCTGGATACTCACGCTTGAAGTAATTGAATCCACCATCTTCCGAATGGTAGTCTTTTACCTGCTGAATATCATCACGATGCTTATAGACATCACCAAGTGTAGTTCCGGGCTCACAAAGAACCTTCATGATTGTTTGTTTACCCGGGTTTGTTACCTGAGGAACGCCTACGCCATGAACTTCATATCCTTCGAGTTCCAGCATAGTAAGTGCCTCATTCAGTTTACCAGCAGAAACACCGAGTTCTCGTTCCACGCCGGCACCGACATCCAAATAAGGTTTGGACTTGAGTTCTTCTTTCAGAACTTCAGCCGTGCTAATGGCCTGATTTGCCCGAGCACCGACTTTCTCATCCAACAGAGTACGAATCGATGAGTCATTCTTATAACCCATAATATCCGTGATCTCTTGAAGAGACTTGCCTTCTGCTCGAAGCTGCTTTGCTCGTTCCGCTTCTGCTCGACGCTGCTCATGCTGAGCAAGCTGATAGAAAGCACGATAATCCGTAGAGCTCATATTGAACTCATTACGAATATTCTCACCAGACGGATCCCAGCCTTGTGCTCGAAGCTCATCCACACGCTTCAAAAATGCTTTCTCTGCATCCAGAATCGTAGGCTTTTCACCACGAGCTATCATAGCATCCGCCGTTCCCTGGAACCAAGGCTCATGCTGATAAGGAATTTCACCAGAACCCCATTTATAGCGCCCAGATCTTCGCTTAACGCCATAATGGGCTAGAATCTCAGCCTCAATGGAGGCATCCCCGTCAAGAATAGGATCTCCGAGAACGGGATCATAAATATCCATGGTTAGCCTCCTTGTTTGTCAAGTTTTCGAAGTTGTTTGTCAAACCTCACAATGAGATTCATGATTGCGCGAATATCATTTGGATCGGGTACACAAATTTGACAGTCGTCGTTCTGATAGATTCGGAGTTCCATACCAATATCAAACGGACTCACGTCATACTCCAAACAGAAAAGAGCAGCATATATCATAAGCTGTTCCATGTGAGTTGGAGTAACACCTGTTTTCAAATCGTGAATTCTCAGAAAGTCATCACGAAATGAAATTGCATCCGCGGTTCCAAAGCAATATTCCGAATAGTACAGAACTTGCTCTGGTGTCATGCGGAATCCGATAGCATCGTTGACATAGAGATTCAAAGTTTTCTTGGATCTTGCCAACTTTTGATTTAGCTTGATACACAGCGCTGCAAACTCGTGAAGCTTAGTACCTTCTTCGGAAGCGCGATAGTTGAAGAAACTGTTCGCTAGCTTCTCATCATTGTAGTTGAGCCAATGGTACTTGCTTGCGCCTAGGAATGCGTGCTGTCCTACGAGTTTTGAATGATCGTTGAAGATCATGCAATACCTCCTCTTTGTTCTCCGGTGAGATAAAGGCCGCAAAGGACATCTTATTGAGAAAGGCCACCCAATAGTCCTGATTCGGACGATGCGCCGCGCGTGCCCCTCTTTTACACTCGAGCGCTGCCCAATGCTTGCCGTAAAGAACTAAGAGATCAGGAAATCCTTGTATGTAGGTTTCGACCTTGAAAGCAAGTGCTCCAGGAAACCGAGTCATGATTTCCTTGATCAGTTTTGCTTGAAAGTCTCTTTCCTTTGCCAAGTGAGTTCCTCCTCTCTTAAAACTTTAAAGAGTCTGAATGGTGTGTGTCTTACTTAAATCGGACACATTTCCCTTCTCCTCCCATTAAATACCATGTTTTTTTCGCGCGGAAAGATTCTTCCGCTTCCTTTCGACCAAAATATCAACAAAAAGTATGCGGAATGATTGTTCCTAAAAGTTCAAAAAATATTTTTTCGCCTATATTACTATATATGTTTAAAACTCCTACGTGTAATTGAAAAAAAATTTAAAATTTAAACTTTTCGGAACGAAGTTTCCGCATGCAAAAAACCCCGAAACCCCTGATATTACTGGGTTTTTTGGACCTTCGCTCGATAAAAAAGTCGGGGCGAACTATTCCTATTTTTAAGGCACAACTATTCCTCAAAAATGGCCACTTTTTTCGCTGGACCGATTTTTCAACTTTTGAGAGAAAAAACAGCTTAAAATAGAGGAATAGTTATTCCTTAAATTTCGGAATAGTTGTTCCTCATATTTTAGGCATGATCATGCCGTCCGAAACAGTCCATAAATGGCTCATAAATGGCTTCTAAACAGTCCATAAACGGCTTCTAAACAGTCCAGAAACGGTTTCTAAACAGCCTCTAAACCACTCATCCACAATCTCCAAAATCGGCAAAAAAGAAGAGGGCGTGATTTCTCAGCGTCCTCCTCTTTCCTCTACTCAGCGGCGAGTCATCAAATCCGCCGGATCAATCCCCAGCACTCGACAGCAACGAAGCCCATCAAAGAAATTTGGAATGGCTGTTCCATGCTCCCAATTTCGAAGAGCGCGAGCGCTTACAACCAAACGTTCCGCCAACTTTGCCTGAGACCAACCTAGCTTCATTCGACGACTACAAATCAGTTGACCAAAGTCTTTCGAACTAATCACAATTATCCTCCTTCACAACGATTTCCTTTCCCAAAACCTTTGCAAGTTTTAGTATATTTCCGATGCGCGGGAGGTAATGTCCGGCCTCATAATTGCCAATGGAACCCTTCGGAACGCCCGAAACCTCGGCCAATTCGCGCTGTGTCATACCTCTTTCTTCTCGTCGCCGAGCCAAATTATCCCCAAATTTACTCATTTTTCACCTCGATTGGCTTGGCAATGTAAATGGTATTGAATAAATCCTGGAAAATATAAGCGGTTACATCGCTTCCGTTTGCCAAATCCATGCCTCGGATCGCCTCTTTATGGGCTTGCTTATTCCGCTTTGAGAGAATTCGAGCCATTTTTCGAAAATTTCGCCTTACAATTTTATATTTTGGATCCTTATGATATGGAATTGGGGAATATGTAAGCATTCGATGGATGCCTCGAGCTTCTTTTCTCTGAAATTTGTTCATATCAGTGTCTCCCAAGCCAACGACAGAGCTTATAAATCAGCCAGAAGGGACCAAACAGCAGCAAACAAATGAAATCTTTCATGATAAAACCTCCAAAATATCAAAAATGTGGGTTGTTAAATCCAACCAAAAAGAAGGGAAACGACCAAAATGACGAGACAATTGAAGAAATAGCCGAATTCAATGAGCAATTTTTCGTAATAGATCGGCTCGGTCGTCTCATCGGAGTTCGCAAATTGATCGAAATGGTATGCCAAGCACAAAAGAGAGATGATCAGATTGCCAATTAAGAAGTATTTGATCATTCAGTTACCTCTTTGATACTCATATGAACGATCTTCTTAGAGTTGATGACCGTGTATTCGTTTCCTGAGTCCTCAAATACCGGATAGGGAACCCCACAGATATGCTGAATAACATCTGTCACCTGCTGATCAGGACTCGTTTTCGGCATATCGGCAGTATAACGCGTATCGCCTTCTAATGTAATTTCAACGTGCCAATAAGTCAACTTAACTCACTCCTTTCTTTCGCGACTGGCTTCGTGTGTGAAGCCGTCCGGATACCGATTTTTCAGTTTCTGCAGATTGAACTTAGCAATGGTGTCCACGCTAATCCCGAGTTCATTGCAGAGCTCCGTGAGATACCAAAGAACGTCGCCTGCTTCCAGCAAAAGCGCCTCGATGTCAAGTTCGTGGCCGTGGAACATAGCTTTTTTGACGATTTCCTGGCATTCTCCGGCTTCTCCGTTAAGCCCCATAACGGCCTCTAGAAGCCTCTTAGAGCACACCTTAACCGGAGCGCCTTCCGAACTTACGCCATAGATCTCCTCTTCACCAGCAAGCGTTGAGAAGGCCGGAAGCGGGCCTAAATAGGCCATCGCTTTATGCCGGTACTCCATCATGTCCATAGTTTACTCCTTTCGATTCCACGTTGGTGGATTTGGCTGTTTCTTGGTTGTCTTTCGTTCCGGGAATGCGACAATGTAGCCTTCTGCAATGGCTTCTTTCATTCGTGCTTCCGCCCAGTTGCGAGCTTCTGCATAACTTTGGAATACTGGTATCATGCTAAGCTGATTCCATTTGTCGACCATCCAGTATTGATGGGCATTTGAGTCCCAGGCAAATCGACACTCTTCCTCCACTCCGCCAAGGCCAGCAATAAATATCTTGCACTGGCGAGTAAAGTCGGCCTCTATGCTAGTGACCAGTTTGGAGTGAATGTAAATGAGCTTCCGTCGTTCGGAAGGAGGATATAAGCGAACCTCATTGACGAGGAATACACGACTCATAATGTCCATTACTTGCTCTCCTTGGGCTCTTCATCGACAATCTTTCGAATCAGCTCATCGGTCAGGTGTTGTGCCTTCAGCTGGAATACCGCAGTATTTAGTGCCTCGATAGTCGGCGATGCCTCATGCCGCTTACAATGAAGCGGCAGCATTTGAATTCCGAGTTCCGGGAGATTGTATCGAGTCGTCTCTTCGATACAGTGCTTATATATCTCTTTCGTCATACCACGGAATTGGTGTTCGAATCGACAAATATCCCGATGCGTGCAGGTATCACAGTCGCAAACGGCCCGATCGATGGCTTCTTTGATAGAAAGATCTGCTTCCTTCACTGCTTTCTCCATCTTTTCCAGCCGGAATCCATTCGGACGGGTTTCCGTCGTTTCCGGAATCTCCTGATTCCAGCACTCTGTGCAGACTCGATCCGAAAGCGGCTCATCCTTTCGGAGACAGGGGTTAAAACTGGATGCCGAGATAATGGACTTATCAGCCTCAACGAGCTTCTTATAATGACCTGGGCAGCACTGGATCCCACCGAAGACGCCATCGTCCACGACATTCTCACCATAGTTTTGGATGACAAATTCACGACGAGTCATCGTCATTCTCCTTTCTTGTTGTCTGCCTTTGTCAGCAGAATATACTGGTTTGTGTATTCGCGGTCGCTGACGATTCCGCGTTTGGCCCTATTCATGGACTCTTCATCCCAGTAAATCGTGAAATCGATTTCGGGATACTTCTTTTCAAGGGCCCAATCTTTTGGAAGTTTTCGAATGGACTTCTTTTCCGGATCATAGAAGAAGACATACTCCAGATCCAAAGTCTCATCCTTTGCGAACACTCGGATTTCAGCATTGGCCCTCATTAATGCGACGATGACGAAATTTCCAACTACCAGGAGATCGGCATTGGAAGAAACGTTCTCTCGAACAAATGTCCAAAATCGTCCGCCAATGACCGGCATAGGGACTTCATCGTTCGGTGTCCCAGGAATTTCCCGATTCCAGCATTCCATACAATTGAGGCCGCTGTCTTCGCAGCTTGGTTGTCCAAGACATAAAGCGTTGCATGAAGGATCAAGTGCAATAAGCTTCGGATAGTGACCAGGACAACTATGAATTCCGCAGGCGATAGTGGTGTCCTCAACCTCTTTTCCGTAGTTTTTGATTACAAATTCACGACGAGTCATGTTTTTGCTCCTTTCTTCTTTAATATTCAGCTCCATATTCCAGCATACTTCACATACCTCGAACGCGTTCAAATCAGGACACTTTTCACATAGCTTATTAAGCACACCCGGATCAATTCTTACGAGTTCACGATACCAACTGGGGCAACATAACACTCCACCACGTGCTTTATTGCTGATATATGCCGGAAGGTTCTGTTCAATCCATTCTTTCCTTGTCATAGGAATTCCTCCTGTTCGACATCACCGCCGGAAACCGTGACCGACCGCATGACTTTCCCGGTCTCATCATCGTAGTAAAGAGAATCGAGAATATAATCGATCTGGGATTGCACGTCCGGATCAGTCATCCTCAGCACCTCATAGCCCTCCAGGCCAACGGTCTTTCGAAGCTTCCCCAGAACTCCAGTCGTCCACTGTCTGAATTTACGAGCCTCCAGTTTGCGAGAAGCGAAGAGTGCTTCATAGATACCGGATTCGTTTACTGCCAGCATCCAGTGAGTCTTCCAATCGCCACGCTTTCGTCCCAGATCTTTTCCGATCATGGCTTTTGTAAGACCAACTGCGGCTTCATGCCGATCCAAAGTCGGTTCTACCGATGTTGAATCCGATTTTTCAACCAAGATCCTCTCGATACATTCAGTTGGAATTCTTTCTGCAACATCTTTCGTTTGAAGACGAAGTGCATCGCAAATATCCTTGAGAACCGCATACCAGTCCCCGTCGAGATTCACGAAACGGATATCATACCCGTTCCAGTTTTCAATTCTAGTTTCCATTGCTACTCCTTTCAAATACCGGTTCAACCGATGTTGAATGTTTCATTCCCTCTGGGAATATAATGGGGCGGCTTATCCGATCGACCAGTGACCCCCTCTAAAATATCATAGGCCATGCTTAGGTACTTCCGAAACTCATCTAGCAAACCCGCGTCTAGATAAATCGCAGAGAGATCATTCCAAAAGAGAACATCGTTTAATGCTCGACCAAACGCATCGGAGCACCATTCCTGTGCTCGAAGGTTTTTGACATATTCGAGGTTATGCGCCGCCTCACGATCGAGTTTCTTGTCCTCCTCATAATAGTAAAAGAAGCAACCGATCATAGTTAAGAGACCTACGCCGAAAACAATCCCGAGCATGATTAATATAACGTCCATGCTACCTCCTTAAAAATGATGACGCTTTTTGGGTTTACGACCGTATCCGCTGGACATACTTTTTGAGAGGAATTTCAGAATCTCATCACAAACAACAGATGTCATTTGTGTCATCACCTCGGGAACGACAGGCTGTTCCGTGTTCTTTTTCGGATCCATCTCAATCCTCCTTCGCCCTTAAGGCCACAGCAAGACGTT